AGTTACCGACGCTCTCTAGCAGAAGTACTTGTCGCGACGGGGTATTGGACACCAACCATTCCATTCGACACAGAGGATCTCTTCACAGTTGTCGACGTGTTAAAAGAACAACAGAAAGAGTCACGGCATAGGCGATGACAACGAACACAACTATCGAGATCCAAGGACTCAAAGAAGCAATTCGTTCTCTTAACAAAGTTGAGCCTGGACTCCGCAAACAATTTGTCGCAGATGCAACTCGTATTGCGCAACCCGCCATTCAAGAAGTGCAAAGCGGATACCGGCAAGTTCCTCTTTCGGGCATGGCCCGCAAATGGCAACAAGACAACAAAAAGATATTCCCCTTCTCTGTTGCTCGCGCAATCTCAGGAGTCAAATTAAAAGTAGACGCATCTCGAGAAGCAACGTCCCTGATCTACATCACCCAAACCAATGTCGCAGCTGCGGTCTTTGAAGCAGCGGGACGCGCCAATCAGAACCGCCTTGGGGATTCACTCGGGCAACTTCGCCCTGGCACTTCTCGCGTTCTTGGGCCTGCGGTCTTCCGCAAGCGCAAAGAGATTGAACGTGAAATGCTCAAAGCGTCAATGGACGCAATCCGACTTGTACAGAAAGAACTTGACTAATGGCACTTGCTATCCCAATCATTACGGATTTTGACGGCAAAGGAATTAAGTCCGCCCTTAACGAATTTAAGAATCTTGAGTCTGGAACCGCCAAGGTCGGCTTCGCCGCGCAACAAGCAGCCAAGGTCGCCATGATTGGATTTGCAGCCTTAGGAGCGTCCGCAGCAGCAGCAGGAGCAGTCTTGTTCAAAGCAGCGCAAGCAGCAGCCGAAGACCAAGCAGCTCAAGTTCAACTTGCTAACTCAATCAAGGCAACAACTACGGCGTCAGATTTGCAGATTAAAGGCGTTGAGGAATTTATTGACAAGACTCAGCGCGCAACAGGAGTTGCGGATGACAATCTTCGTCCGGCCCTTGGTCGTCTGGTCAGGGCGACAGGTGACGTTACCAAGGCTCAAGACCTGCTCAACCTCAGCCTTGATTTAAGCGCGTCAACAGGCAAGAGCGTTGAATCGGTGGCTCAAGCATTGGCGAAGGCTCAGGAGGGCTCCTACGGGGCTTTGGCGAAACTTGGCGTTGGGTATGACGCTGCAACATTGAAGGCAGCAGGATTTGAGAAAGTCCAGGGAATGCTTGAGGAGCGTTTCGGCGGTTCGGCGGCCACAAAAGCAAAGACCTACGAAGGCGTCATGGCGCGACTCAAAATCACCCTCGGAGAACTTCAAGAGTCAATCGGCTACAAGGTGCTTCCAATCTTGACCGAACTTGGCGATTCGGCAGTTCGCATCGCTGAAGCGTTTGGTCTTAAAGGTGCTGCGGGAGGCGTCAAACAACTTGGAGCAGAAATTGTCAGTCTTGGCACAACTAGCGACGGCATGATTAACACTTTCGGCAAGATTTACAATTCAATTGCGGGCTTCGTTAACGGCGTCATGAACGCGCTTGCTATCCCACTTGCTGCAATTAACTTCCTGCGTACTGGCGACCTTGGCAATTACAAAGTGACAGGTCTTCCGACCTTTGATCAGTTAATGAAAGCCAACCCAAACACAACTCGCCCCGTCACCACCCGACAAGCAGAAAGCATGTTCGCTGGTTCAACCATTTCTGGCGCAGCTGGAGCCGCACCCGCATCTATTCCCGCGCTACCACCAAAAGCAGCCAAGGCTCCAAAAACAGTATTTGAACAAGGCAACGCAGGCGGATTTGAAAACGCAGGCATTGGCGGAATCGGGCCATTTACCGACATCATCATCAACGTCAACGGAGGCGACCCGCAAGCAATTGTTGACGCCCTTCGCCAATGGGAACGCTCTAACGGCCCCCTTCCGGTATCGGTTCAATAATGGCAACGGCGTTCGAATGGCGAATTGACTTTTACTCTGGCGGATCGTGGTACACCCTTCCATCTGTTCAAGGCATCAACATTTTCCGAGGTCGACGCCTACAAATTGACGACTACTCAATTGACTCAATGACTGTTGAATCTGAGTTCCCTTCGGCATGGACTGTGGCACCCAAACTTGGAGACCGAATTGTTGCTTACATTTACAAGCCAGGCGTCGTTACGGGAATGGATCACTTTGCAGGCTTCTACGGCAACATTCGAGACGTTAAAATTAACTACGGATATGTCACAAATCAAGACCGCGTCACAATCACTTGCGAAGGCATTCAAGCAGATTGGGGACGAGCGCAACTTAACTCGTTTGCTCTTGCTGAAAAACTTACAGAAGACCAAGTCTTTGACGTCGGTACCCAAGTCGGGCTACCAATTTCACCGGTTAACGGGCGTTCTATCGCTAGCGCGCAAACCTACACAGGCAATGCCTTTGCCCTAGTCAACTTGATTACGCGGACAGAAGAGGCACGAATGGCCGCAGCTGCGGTTACGTACCATGCGACCCCAGAGATTTATTGGTACGGCAGAAACAACCCTCCACAGACGACTTACTACTGGAACGACGGCACCGGAACTTCGCAGTTGTATCAAATGAAATATGAACAGATCCAGTTTCGCAGCAGCGCAGACAACTACTACACCTCGGTCACAATTAGCCCTGACGCAGTTGCGAGCCAAACAGCGACAACTGGCGTCACCCCGATTTACTCTTGGCAGAAAAATACCGTTGACTACACCACGTCACAAGCGTTGGCGCATGCTCAATGGGTTTTAAACAACTTCCGAAGCAAAGACCAAACAATGGCCTCAATCACTTTCACCGATGTTCAGCAAATACCAACAACTATCCCGTCGTTTAACACTCAGGTGATTAGTTTGATTATGGAACCAATCGGGACGCTCGGCAATATCTCGTTTCGCGGTTTCGCTTTCAAAACAATTCTCGAGGGCATCTCTATTAGTGCAACACCCGAGAAGACCCGTGTAACGATCTACATGTCGGGTCAAGATACAAACGCTTATCTAATATTAGACAATGCTGTTTTCGGCACATTAGACAACAACAAGTTAGGATTCTGACATGGCTATAAAGACTTTTACTACTGGTGAGGTGCTGACGGCTGCCGATACAAATACGTATCTGGCTAACTCTGGGCTGGTGTTCGTCAAACAACAAACCGTAGGCACAACAGTTGCAAGCGTTTCTGTTGCTGACGCGTTTAGCGCAACTTATGAGAATTACAAAATTACCTACACAAACGGTGCATCAAGCGCGGCTACTGTGCTTGACGTTTCTTTAACTGGTTCAACTAATGGTCACTATGCCGTCATGCTCTACAACGGTTACGGCGGGGGCGGTTCTGTAGTTACCTCAAACAACAGAGCAAATTGGACCCATGCAGGTGGTGGCGTTGCAAGTAACCCGAACTTAAACATTGAACTTCAAATGCCATTTCTTGCCAAACCTACTTTCCTAGTTGGCAATTATGCAGATGGTTCAAACACAGGAATGATTACTGGTTACCAGTCACAAACAACTTCTTTTACTGGTTTTACAATTGCTCCAGCAGCAGGGACACTTACTGGTGGCACTATTACCGTCTACGGATACCGAAAGGGCTAAACCATGACACGACCACTAATACAAATAGACGACGAAGTACGCGAAATGACGCAAGAAGAATACGAAGCGCTACTAGCCACAGGCTGGACAGAAGGCACAGATGAAACGCCTACTGCTGATTAGCGCCACCCTCATAGCTCTCACAGGCTGTGCGGATCGTTTCCGCTACCCATGCCAAGACCCAGCCAAAACCAACAGCCCAGAGTGCCAATGCAACCAAGAACCACGCACCAAAAACAAAGCCCTAGGCGCTATCGAGTCCGCAATAACCACCACTACCATTAAAGAAATCGTAGGATTTGACTGCTAATGAAACTAAGACCACGACTCACCAACGAAGAAATCAAAGCACGTTTAATCCTTGTCGTAGGCACCGGGCTTACCGTTGTGTTCGTTGCCTCTATTGGCTTCATGCTTTACGGCACTTTATTTGTGACCCAGCCACGCACAATGGCCGAAGCAGACCGCGAAATCTTTAGCGTGTTAAACCCGCTTTTAATGTCCTTATCTGGTGGCCTACTTGGGATGCTCGCCGCTAACGGCCTCAAAGACAAACCGCCAACGCCATGACAAACCGCGCTTACCCGTACTACCCATCATGGGACGGCAAAGGGACACAACCCGTCACGGCAAAACTTGTTGAACTTTGCAAAGCACGTTGGGGAACCAAGTCCCTCGGGACATACGCCAACCGCCCAATGCGAAACAACGCAGGACTGTCTGTCCATGCCACCGGATACGCAGCTGACATTCAATACAAAGACGAAGCGCAAGCGCGCGAAATGTGGGACTGGTTCCTTGCCAACTCAAAAGCCCTCGGACTATGCGAACTGCATTGGTACGCATACGGCGAGTACGGCGCGGGCTATCGATGTTCAAGGGGCGAAGGCAAAAAAGGCGTCAAGATCTACACCGCAGACGACAACGCAGGTTCCTATCAGGGCAACCCAAATTGGCTTCACTTTGAAATGGCAAACCAATCCGCAGAGGCATTTGAAGCCGCATGGCGGGCGCTGCCTAAACCATAAATCGCACGGGAAAATCACCCTTTCCGCGCTAGACCTCGGGACTGACTGTGTTTCCCTCATTGGTTCCGAGGTCGAATCCGCCACCTCGACGCTTGTCTGTGTTACAACATCAGGACATAACAGCGAAGGGAAACCGCTATGAAACACCAGGACAAACTCATCTACTTCACCTATGGCTGGCTCGTCTCATGGGCATACTTTAAGGTCGTCAACCGCTACTGGAAAAACTGATGCTTCCCTCATGGGGTTATTACCCGTTATGGTCTAAAGACAAACTAATCCTCGTCCAGATCTTCACGGATCCGGCAACAGAAGAGATCGTCAAAGTCACAGTCGCCACAAGGCGCGCTCCCTGGATGATGTTCGCTTCGATTACAGAAGTTGAAAAGGTTGATTAAGAGAATCATGGCAATCGCCCTCAT